TGAGATTGCAGATAAAAAAGATATCCTAGCAATGACTAAGCGTATCAACGGTGGCACTATTGGATTGGAAGACCGTAAGAAACATTATGAGCATAACTTAACTGTGTTGGCATAAAATGATACAGCATACAGCAAGCCCCTCTGAAAGTGTGTTGAAAAATACAAAGGAATATATATTATCAAAAGAAGATATAGAACTAACTAATGAAAACTGTTGTGAGTTTGTATCGAACTTAAATAAAAATTCTGTTGATTTATTTCTAATTGACCCTCCTTATGACATAAGTCGTAAAACAGGTTTTAAATCTGTTGGTAAAAAATCTGTAGAAAGATTTGCGGTATCAATGGACTTTGGTAATTGGGATTGGTGTTCTACTAATATGGAGTTAGTAGTTCAGGAGGCTTATAGAAGTCTTAAAAAAGGTGGAACGATAATAATATTTTATGACTTATGGAAAATAAGTCATTTATCAGATTGGCTAACGAAAGCTGGATTTAAACAATTAAGATTTATTGAATGGATTAAAACTAATCCAGTTCCAATTAATAGCAAAGCAAATTATCTAACTAATTCAAGAGAAATTGCAATAACAGCAGTAAAAGGTGGAAGTTCTACATTTAATAGCAAATATGATAATGGTATATATAAATATCCTATTTGTCATGAGAAGGGTAGATTTCACCCAACACAAAAACCATTAGCTTTAATGAAAGAACTTATTGAAAAGCATTCTAATATTGGTGATTTGGTTGTTGATTGTTTTAGTGGAAGTGGAAGTACAGCTCATGCCTGTGTGGATTTAAATAGAAAGTTTAAAGGTTGTGAATTAGAAACAGATTATTTTAATAAATCTCAAGATAGATTGATTCAAGCAATAAATAAAAGGGGTAAATAATGACTAAACGTATTAATGGTGGGACTATCGGACTAGAAGACCGTAAGAAACATTATGAGCATAATTTGAAAGTATTAGCTTAATGATTAATCCTCAAACAGTTTCAATCTTTATTGAAGCTAGTGGTCAAGAAGTGTGTGAAGAAAATCAAGACCTTTATGCAACATTAATTGAAGAAGAATACAAAGAATTCTTGCAAGCTAGACAAAACAATGATAATATTGAAGAACTCGATGCTTGTATGGATATGATTTGGGTTATTCTAGGTTATTGTCACATGAAGGGCTTCGATGTGAATGGTGCCTGGGAAGAAGTAAAACGTAGCAATCTCGATAAGATTGACTACGAAACAGGTAAGGTGATTCGTAGAGCGGATGGTAAGATTCTCAAACCAGAGGGTTGGACTCCACCTAATCTTGAATCTTTTGTATAACTCATTGTGAGGTTATTATGAACAATTTTGTAAATCTTTTAAAATCAATTCTTAACTTTTTATTAGGAAAGAAAAAACAACACAAAACAGTCCAAGAAACTGTTTATGAAACTATTAAATCTTTCGGTCAACGTGGATGTATTAGTGACCAAGTATTGAAACGTAATCCATCAATGCCATATCCATCTGTGACAGCAAGATATCGAGAGTTACTTGAAAAGAATCTTGTTGAGTTCACTGGTGAACACAGACCTGGTAATACTGGTCGTTCGCAACGTGTAATGAGGGCTAAAGTATAATATGAAAAACATTAATGATTATTCGAGTGTAGCAAAAAATATTGCGACATCTAAAAAATTACCCAAGTCTTTAAAATACGATTTGTATCTTCGAGAGTATGATGACATGGTAGAAATTTTAGGTTTAGTTGATGACCCAACATTGGATGCTAAAGAGTTCAAAGGAAAAGATAACATGTTTCCTAAGAAATGGGTAACACTTGATATATTATCTGTCGCAGAAGTGGAGAAGTATGATGCAAGAGGTTAAACTAATCACATTTAAAACAAATCATACTATCATAGGAAAAGTCGAGATAAACAAAGAGCAGGGATTTGTTTCAGTTAAACAACCAGTTCAAGTTATTGTTGTGCCACCAAAATCTGCAAATGACCAAGGTGGCATAGCATTTTCACCATATCTCGAATTCTCACAAGAGTTCACAAGTGGTATACAGATTAGCGCAGACGATGTGTTAATTTTATCAACACCAGTTGTTGAACTCGAAAATCAATATAACCAAGTATTCGGTTCTGGCATACAAATTGCTTCAACTTTGCCAGGAAAATGATATAATAGCTGAATGAAAAATTACTATACAAGCGTAGTGGCTTCAGGTAGTAACATTTTATTTAGAGGTATTAAAGACGGTAGGCGAATGAAACTGAAAATTCAGTATTCGCCTACTTTGTATTTGCCCTCAAAATATGAAGTTACTGACTATAAGTCTTTATCAGGTGAATATCTGCAACCTAAAAAGTTTGACACTATTCGTGAAGCAAGAGACTTTGTTAAACGATATGAAGATGTAGAAAACTTTAAAGTGTATGGAAATTCTGGTTACGAATATGCCTTTATTGCCGATGAGCATAAGGGTATGATTGACTGGGATTTTAAAGACATCTTAATAGGTGTAATCGATATTGAAGTTGCCTCTGATAACGGTTTTCCAGACCCCAAATTAGCTGCTCAACCAATAACAGCGATTACTATCATGTATGTTGGTGGTGAAACATATACTTTTGGTTGTGGAGATTACACAGTCAAGGGTGAAGAGAAATATACTAAATGCTCTGACGAGTATGAGTTATGTTCTAAATTTCTAAATCTATGGTCTGAGAATTGTCCCGATGTTGTTTCTGGTTGGAACTCTGTTGGGTTTGATATACCATATATCATCAATAGATTCAAGAAAATTCTAGGTGAAGATACAACTAAAAAACTATCTCCTTGGAATATGATTACTGAACGTGAACGAGTTTCGAGTTTAGGTAAAGAATATACGACATATACTATTGTTGGTTTAGCATCGTTAGACTACATGGAATTATATAAAGCATATTCTCCAGAGGGTAACTCACAAGACTCATATCGATTAGATAACATTGCCCATGTTGAGTTAGGTGAAAATAAAATATCATATGACGAGTATGATAGCCTCACGCAGTTGTTCAAAGAAAATTATCAAAAGTTTATCGAATACAATATACAAGACGTTAATCTAATCCTCAGACTTGACGACAAACTGAAACTATTTGAGTTGGCATTAACCTTAGCATACGACACTAAAACAAATTATGAAGATATATTTGCTCAAACTCGCATGTGGGATTCTCTAACATATAATAACCTTCTCGATAAGGGTATTATTGTTCCTTCAAAAGTTAGAGCTAGCAAGAACGAGTCTTACGAGGGTGGTTATGTTAAAGACCCTCAAGTAGGTGTGCATGAATGGGTTGCTAGCTTTGACTTGAATTCTCTATATCCCCATTTGATAATGCAATACAATCTATCTCCAGAAACATTGATTCAGCCAGAAGATTATACGCCAGAAATGCGGGCTTTGATTTCAGAGCAAGTCACTGTAGATAAACTACTAAATCAAGATTTCAATTTAGATTGGTTGAAATCTAACAATATAACTCTAACACCTAACGGACAGTTCTTTAAACGAGACATACAGGGTTTCTTACCTAAAATGATGGAAGACATGTATGAAGACCGTAAAAAGTTTAAGAATTTGATGCTAAAAGCAAAACAAGAGTATGAGTTAGAAAAAGATACAACTAAAAAAGAAGAGTTAGAAAGATTGATAGCCAGGTATAATAACCTACAACTAGCAAAGAAACTATCATTAAACTCAGCATATGGTGCGATGGGTTCACAATACTTTAGATTTTATGATTTAAGAATTGCTTCAGCAATTACAACATCTGGACAATTTAGTATTCGATGGATTGAAAGTAAGATTAACGCATATCTGAACAAGCTATTATCTACGAACGAAGACTACGTGATTGCGGTTGATACAGACTCTACCTATCTGAGACTTGGTGCACTTGTCAATAAAGTATATGGTGTTGATGGTGTAGTATCGATGCCTAAGCAAAAAGTAATCGAGTTTATGGATAAAGTCTGTGAAGAGAGACTACAACCCTACATAGATAAGAGTTTTGGTGAGCTTGCTGAATATATGAATGCTTATCGTCAAAAAATGCAGATGAAGCGAGAAGCTTTGGCAGATAAGGGTATATGGACTGCCAAGAAGCGATATATTCTAAATGTATACAATAACGAGGGTGTTCAATATGCTGAACCATATGTTAAAGTAACTGGTCTAGAAATGATTAAATCATCAACACCTTCCGTAGTTCGTGCAAAGATGAAAGAATCTATTAAAATTATGATTTCTGGAAAAGAGACTGATATGCACGAATTTATTGAGAAATTTCGTAATGAATTCAAACACTTGCCAGTAGAAGAAATATCATTTCCAAGAGGCCTCAATGGGTTGAACGTTTATTCAGATACAGTTACTTTGTATAAGAAAGGTACACCTATCCATGTTAAAGGTGCTATTGTATATAATTACAATTTAAAGAAGATGAAGTTAACAAATAAGTATCAACTTATACAAGAAGGTGAGAAAGTGAAATTCACCTACTTGATTGTACCTAATCCATTTAAAGATACCGTAATATCTTTTCCAAATAGATTACCGAAAGAGTTTGACATACAGCAATATATTGACTATGATACACAATTCGAAAAGACTTTTCTGGATCCAATTAAAATCATTTTGAATTGTATGGGTTGGAACACAGAGAAACAAAATACATTATGGTGATGGATAGGAGAAATTTTTGAATAATTTAGAAATAATACACTTGAGTACTATACCGCTGCTTACAGTACAGCTAGACTCTATCGATAGCAAATCTGTTTGTAGAGAGCTTGATAAATTAAAATACAACCCGATCAACAACGATCCTGAAAAGAAAACTTCGGTGGCTATAAACGATTATGGTTTACTAGACCGGCATGAGTTTGCGCCATTAAAAAGTGAAATAGAAAAGTATTTTAATTATTATGTTAAAGATATATTCTTATATAACTGCAAATTTAAAATTGTAAATTCGTGGGCAACAAAAACATTACCAGGAATAGATGGTGGGGAATGGCATAGACACGGTAATTGTTTATTTACTGCGGTATATTATCCTAGAGGAAGAGAAGATTATGCCCCTCTTATTTTTGACTTAGATAGAAAAAGAGATTATTATATTGAACCTATAGATTTGAATCAGTATAATAATACTAAGTATTTTCTTACGCCACGCGAAAATGAGTTGATAATATTCCCATCAAACATTCCACATACAATAGGTAGACACTTATCTGCTGAAAATAGATATTCTATAGCAATGAATTTTATGCCTATTGGTAAGATGGGTTCGTTTGACAGTTTTGTTGATATAGACGCCAAGTAATTTACATTAAAAGGAAAAGTATGAGCTTATTAGATAAAATTAAGAAGAATAGTACGATTAAAGAGAGTGCTATTCTATCCAAATCAAAATTCTTCAATGAGAAGGATATGATCCCAACAGGTGTACCTATGGTCAACGTTGCTTTATCTGGTAGACTTGATGGTGGATTAACACCAGGTCTTACTATGTGGGCAGGTCCATCTAAACACTTTAAGACTGCTTTTAGCTTATTAATGGCTAAATCTTACATGGACAAATATCCAGAAGCTGTGATGTTGTT